AGTCTAGGCCGATAGTGAGGAGTAAGAGCCAGCATTGCGCTGGCAGTTACTCTATATCATAGTATGGAGCTAACGAAAGGAATTGAACCCTCAACCGGCGCATTACAAGTGCGCTGCTCTACCTATTGAGCTACGTTAGCGTTTGATTCTTGATTCCTTACGCGCACGTTCTTCTGCATTTCTAGCAGCAATAAACTCCGCTGGAGACATTTCATATAACGTCTTGGCAGGATTAGCGCCAGTAGTGCCAAGGGGCCTAATCGGAGTTGGCGCGTTACTAGTCTTTCTAGGCGCTTTGTTAATCAATTCAGCAAGACGCATACCGGCTTGGATCGGATGCATATTGGCGATTTCATACGCAACGTCTAGATGCTTTCCAAGCGTATAAGCAATCTCAGGGCCATTATCTAAACCCAGTAGCGCTTGCCGAATCGTTGGGTTTTGTGCAAGCCTTGGATCGGACGTAATGCCTTCGATAACTGCATCATAGTCCGCAAACTTGGCCCTAGTAGCCGCTTCTGAAGCTTCCAACTTAGCTTGCGCTTGCGCTTGCTTTTCATACTGTGCGCGTTGTTCGTATTCCGCCGCAACAGCTCTTTTCGCCTCTTCAATCGCTGAAACTCGCGTGTATTCCAACTGAGCCTGGATATAACGAGGATCATACTGCCCTCCAGCAAAGTCATTAGGATCTGGCGGCTGAATGCTTTGAGCTACTGGTTCTGGCGCTTTTTGCTGAGTAGCAAGCTGTTCAAGCATCTTTTCCAGTCGTTCAGCATGTCTACGAGCCTCATGCTTATCCTTGGTTAGTTCGTCGATGCGCCGCTTATACCAAGGATCTTTTTGCTCTTTTTCGTCAGTTTGAATCGCTTCTTCTGGATTCTCATCACTAGCATGAAGTTCTTCGTTTTCTGTTGCTTCAGATACGCTTTGATCCAAGTTCGTTGCTTCTGTGGCGCTAACTTGGCTATCAACAGCATTGTTTTCTTCGCTCATTGCTTACTCCTTTACAATTATTAGATTGAATCTTTACATTTCATTCTTTTCTTCTGGCTTCTGTTCGCCAGTTAATGCAGCTACGTTAGGCTGTCTTGTCATTGCACCAGGCTTAGGCATTGGCGCTGGTCCTGACTGCTTTGGCGCTGACTGCATTGGCGGCTGAACTGCTTCTCCCATCGCCTCATGTATACCTGGCATAGCTGTGTTTTCCAGAGATTCAAATTCCATATTTTCTTCTGGAAGTTCTTCAGCGCCCATATTCATCATCATCATCAGGTTTTCACGCACTGCCGCCTGCAATTCCTGATCGGTCATCATTAGTTTACCTTCAACATCCATGCGCTTAGTCTGAGAGTCGAACCATTGACGTTCTGCCTCTTGAATCTTCAGCATGGCTTCATTTCGCGTGAACTGTAGCTCTTGGCTCATGTGCTCCATCTGAGAAGCCATCTGCTCAATCATCTGCTGTGCTTGAATGACTTGCGGATCAATCTTTGTACCATCAGCAGTCGGCTGTAGCTGTGGAGGTAACATAGCCTGCAGGCGCTTAGAAATTTCTTCAGCACCTGGCCAGTCCATGTTCTTCAACATCAAATCGCCAATCATGTTGAACAAGCTAGGATTTGCCTGAGTCAATGCAAGCATCATGTTAGCCGCTTCATCACGCTTCGTTGCATAGCTCGGACCTGAGTCGCATACAACGTCATACGTTCCGACAGCAGGATTATAAATGCTGTCAACCGCTGGATTATCAGTATATGCACTGGCCATGCCCATATTAGGATCAATCTTGACCTGTTTGGGCACACCATCTTCACCAAGGATGCGAATCACTCTAGCTCTATCGTATATCTTGGGAATCATATCCAGAATGATACGACCAGCGTGGCGAATAGAACGGTTTAGATTGTCCTGATAATGGAAGTTTCCAGCCTCAGACTGTTTCTGACGCAGCATAAGAGCGCGGCCAGAAGTCTCATTAGATTCACCGCCAAGGCTAGGTTGATAGATGCCCATTGACTGCATGATATCGTTTTCAGCAAGCTGAACAGCCTGCATGATTGCGCTAGATGCTTGTGGTGGCTGTGAACGCTGAGGAGGAGGAGCTGGCGTACCGGCAATAGAAACAGGATCGTACTCAAGATAGGCAAGCGATTCCTGATTAGCTCGGCCCCAACGTGGATCAGTTTCAAACTGACCAGCAACACCAACAAACGGCGCTTTAGGTGCAAGTGCTACGTTTTCAGCATTGGCGCTCAAGTAGTAGTTATAGAGCCTCTGAGCGTCCTTAGCGTTCCTAACCAGTCCTGACAGATACCTTCTGCCCTGCACCCAGACTTCATGTCCTAGCACTGGAATGATCGGAATATATTTCGTCGGAATCTCAGCCTCTTCTAGAATCGTCTGTCCAGTGACTTTGCACCACATGCATCGCTTAACATCCGCCATGCGAGAACGGCCAGTTTTCTCATCAAAGATTTCTTCTTGAGAGTGTTCAATGTAGTAATACTCGGCGATGCGGATAGAGTCCTTCGTGTACCAGCCCTGCATATCGCCATTGCCAGCAGACTCCCAGTTAGTCTCTGGAACGTCTGGATACAGTCGCTTGAATTCATCCTTTGGAATCTCTTCAGCAATGATGCAGTATTCAGCATCTGATCCATCAGGCTGTTTGCTATGCGGATCAAAGTAAATCTTCATCGGATCGACAATACGATCAATGTAGATTTCCTGATCGAATGAGCGGTCATCAGCCCAGTCATTGCGAACACGGAAATAGCCTAGACCAGTATCCACTTGCCATTCTACGGCGGTGTCGTATGCAATTGATGCGTTGCTGTTGTCTTGGATATGACGAATGATGCCCATCAATACTTCTGACGTTTCCTCATCAGCGCCATCATTGACAGGGCGGATACGGATGCTTGGCGTATTCTGGCGAATCTCATTAACTACGCGGTCACGGAATTGGAGCAAACGGTTAACGACAAGCATGGGCCGTTCTTTGCCAGGTCTTGCGCGGTCATACTTTGCAGCCTCTGGCCATTGATCCGCTAAACGTGCAAACCGAATATCATCCAGCATCTCCTGCCGATTCTGCGCGGTAGATTCCATGCAGATATCAAAACGCTTGCGGATGGTTTCTAGCTTCTCCTGTGTAGCCGCTGAGTTATCCTCATTGCCAACGCCAAGAGAATCAATGATTGAATCAGTATCTAAGTTCATAGTTATGCGCCCATCCAGCTACCAGTTTGCCCAGTATCATACTCTTTTCTGCGTTTAATATTATCATTGCGGAACATGTCAACGCATGTTGCAAGATAACGAAATGCGTCAGCGCCGTGGCTGTATTCATCATGTAATGGGCCAGTTGGTTGCCCAGTAGTCTGATTGATACTGCGGCGATACCGCTTCAAACACTCTTGCAGTCTTGCAGTCTTTTCCTTGTCCATCCAAACCCGAGGGAAAAGCATACGACTTAAACGAATGCCATGCTCAACATCGCCGATGGGAATCACTTCGACCTCCCATCCAAGCGCGGTCATAATCTCTGCTGCACTCTTGCCGGTCTTGTAGTCTTTGTGTACAGCATCATGCGGTAGCCAGAGCTTGCCGAAGTTGTAGTTCTTGCGTTTGAGTTCTGCGCTATACCAGTCAAGCGTCTGAAATGATTCTTCGATGTAATCAACAATGCGGCATTCAGAGCCTGCTCTCTGAGCCATGATGATACTCATCGCGTCGTTCCAGCCGAGATCGACTACAACATGCGTTTTGAGCATTGGATCATGAGTAACCAAGTTGATTCGATGCTGCTCAACCATGAGCTGATACTCATCAGCGTAGATTGCGCCATCGACTACTGTCTTTGGTTTGCCTAGCCAAATGTTGTCGTAATCCTTCTTGTTATGCGCCTCACAGTGTGCGCGTTCGACTTCTAGCACACTAGGAAACCAGGGATTATCCATGTAGTTAATTTGAACTACATAGCTATCTGGCACTTGATTAGCAATGAATCGTGTATACGTATCATCAGTATCCAAGTCTGGATTCATCGTGACCCAAATTTCAGATCCTTCAGCACGAATCGTTGGGATGAGAATGTCCCAGGACTTCTTGCTAACACTTTGCGCTTCCTCGATCCAGCAAATGTTGATGTTAGCCATCGACTTGATGGACTCAACCGTGTGATTCGCCAAACCTGAGAACGTGAATATCGTGCCATTTAAGCCACGAATTTCTGTTTCCGTGACCGTGTAGAAGTAACCAAGATTTAACGTCTGTATCTGGTCCACAAGAAGCGTATGGACCGATTGCTTGATGGACTTCTGCACTTCACGAGCGCAGAGAATGCGCATGGGCTTTTCAGCGCCTTTGATGAGCAATGCAGCAGAGACAGAAAAAGACTTACCGGAGCCTCGCCCGCCATGAAGAATCTTGTAGCGGTAAGGATCGAATAAGCCTTTTAGCTTTGGGGGAAATTTGGCAGTTGTTTCAGTCTCCAAACTTCACCTTGATCGCATGTTGAACTGCGCCGCCATCAGCGCCGGTTATTTGATTCTTTACTTCGGCAGGAATGATTTTGCCAATCAACGCCATGTAAGCGTTTGGATTTTCTTCAGCTTGGCGTAGAAAGTATTCCTGACCACCAGCCTGATCTAACGATGCAAGCAGCATGTCTTTGATGGCTTGAGTGTTTTTATTAGGCGCACCTTTTGGTCTGCCGCGACCGCGATTAGTTAAATTTTCAGTCTGTATTTTATTTGTGCTCATCGTTTTAATAAGTCACTCAGACTCACTCCATTTCGACTAACAATCTCTGGAAACTGATCGTCAAACATGACGTAGTTGCGTGAACCAGTCCCAGCAGAACGAGATCCTTGATCTAGGTAGCGGATGCCGGGAACTCCATGCTTCCTAAGTCTTTCACTCGCTCCAACCCAATCACCCGACGTTCCCAATGCGTTTTTGTAAATAGCCTCACCAGATACATCATTCCATTCTGGCAAATCGCTCAATTTCATTCCCGGCTTATAGCTCCAATACTCTTTCGCTAATGCTTCGCCTTCAGGAGAGTTTACAAACTCATTAAACGCATCGCGTACACCTTGCGGTTGCTTTGATAACGCTTGATTCCAATCCAACAAATGATGCTCACCTAGCGGATCAGCCGCTTCTCTTGCAGCATCAGGCCATTTGAGTTCGACGTTGTAGAGGTGGCCTTCAGTAGCTAATGGTTTTGCATAATCACCAGACTGAATAAGTTTCAATGTGTCAGCCAATGACGCATATTGAGGGTCTTTTGGATCAAAATTCCGCATCGTGTCTGAAACAACCTCAGCCGCCCATTCTGGATCATTTCCAAACCTTTTAACTTGGTGTTGAGCGTTTAAATGGGCTGTGGAATAACCTGTGTTTTGATTGATGTTTGCAAGTTCTTCCGCATACTTTTTCGCCACCGGACTATCAAACCCTTGAGCAAAGTATCCACCATGCCCGTACGCCTGTGCGCCTTCGCCAGTGCCGATCTTGGTGAAGTCAAACTTATCAAACATGTGCGGTGAGCCATGACTGGCCTTAATCATACCAACTAAGCCGCCAGCATCCGTACCAAAGCCGCTTAGTTTCTCAAACTGTTCCTGCGCCCTAGGATCTCCAGCAAAGAAATCCTGCCAACCTTTGCCCTGCTCCCATTCCTGACGTCCACGCCAGTTACGGTAATCTTCCATTAAGTTAGCAAGACTTGGCATATCTAATCCTCTTCAGACCTACCGAGCCAGTAGGAACAACTATCATCCGCTTTTACTTCAGTCAAACCGTCATCGCCATAAAGATCAAGAAGGCACTGACCACAATTAGCTCTATCACGGAATGCCTCATAGAATTCGCAAGTTGAGCAGATACGATCATAGTTAACCATAATCTAGCGTATCCAGCAGTTTGTCCAAGTAATGTCTTGCCTTCAGTATATCGCTTTTCAATGTGTTGTTGTCTTTCTTGCCAGCACGGGCTAGGTATTTGATTGCATTGCCGACAAGAAAACCGCGAAACTCTTCTTCTGTCATCCATGCTTGCATAGCGTTCCAGGGCTGTATGTCGGATTTGTAATGTTCACCGCCTATCTGATAAGCGTCTGCCTGCATGCTTGGTTCGCCTTTCATTCTTCTCTCGCTTTAAGCATGGCGTCTGCTACAAAATATGCCCATCTAGAAACATCAGCCGTAGATTGCCCTTTTGCAAGCATTCCTTCCATTGCCTTGGCAGCAAAGTAATCGCGGAGGGTCATGCCATGATGATCAAGTTCGTGATGCGGAAAAGCAGGACCACCATTGTTTTTGCTCATACAATCTCCTTCACAAATATTCCTTCAGCAGTCAACGTGCCGCGCCGGTCTTTAATCGTCTCGTAAGCCTCTTCTAAGGCTTGTAGAAGCGAAATATTGGCTAGGTCGCTACCTATGATTAGGGTCACAAGAATATCGCCGTACGCGTCTCTCATTGCGTCTACGTCATTGGCGTTGATAGCAGCAACTAATTCGCTGACTTCTTCAATCGTTTTAGCAGCCTGAGCCATTGGCGTAGCGTTTGGAATGATGCGCCTAGCTTCTGCCCAGCGCAGGACTTTCATTTCTAGTTCATTGTAACTTGACATAATGCAATCTACTCCTTCGATGCCTTGCGCTTTGCCCAGGCTTGTTCTTGATACTCTTTAGCGCGTTGCTTTTGCAAGCAGCCGCAACTCTTAGATTTGCCGGACAGAATGTTTTGCTCCAGCACTGAGCGAATCGTCCCGCATCGACATTTAGCGACCAGTACGCGCTTAACGCCATTGGCTGTTTGCTTATCCTGATCCGCTTCTATAATCGTCCAGTAGCCAATAGTCATACCGATAATATCCTGTCTAGCTCTTGGCATTACGTTTCATCCTAGGAAGGCCACACCAGTGAGTAAATTGTCCCTCTGGATAATACTGGCCGATAATCGCTGTGCCATAGACAGTGCGTAGTAATATCTTCGTGCCATTCGGCGGAGGATATTCTCCA